GATTACCACCAAATCTTGGATCCATCATAAATTGTTGGTGAACAGCAAGATGAGCTTGATGATCTTGATCTTCAAAAACTTTAATTGGTTTTCCATTTAATGCCGCCATATTTTCTGAAACTGGATCACGTCTAGGTGTTTCTTCATCTTCTATAATTAAATCTTGATAATCAGGTATATTTAGAGATTGTAAAAATCTTCTATATGCTTCTTTAGTATCAATTATGTTTGGTGCTTGTTGTGCTAATTGTAAACCAGTTTGAGCTAAAGCAATTCTTTGAGCTTGAGAAAATATATTTGGATCACTTACTGGTACTACATTTACTGCATCATCAAAATCTTTTCTTCTTATTGTTTTTCTTTCTCCAATAACATCATAAGGATATTCGTCATCTAGAAATTCTCCATTTAATTCATAAATTAATTTAAATTCTCTACCTTGAGCTTGATGTAATCTTTTATGTATTGCACTAAATACTTTTGAACCTTGTTCTATTAATGCTATTGTAGTTCCGACTGGACCTGATCCTGCAGATTGTCCTACCATTGCATCTGCAATACTAGCAAAACGTCTCCCTGACTCAGTTAAAACTCCTAAAAGTTGTAATAAAGTAGGCGATGGCTCCTTAAATGGAAGAGGGATAAACGATTTTCGGAGATCATCGCCATATGCTTCGACATCTACCCATTCACCAGGTGAAACAGTAATATCTCCACCTTCTATTCTAGCTCCTTTTGCTTTAAATCCACCATTGAGATTTGCAAATGCAGCTGAATCTAAAAGAGCACGAAGTGCTCCTGTGCTTGCGTGTTGTAAACCGCCGATCATTTGAATAAGGCCAAAGCCATAGAAGCCTAAGCCAGGAAGATATTTATAATGTATAAAATAAGTTCTTTTTCTTTTTAAAGGATCATCTTCTTTCCAATTTCGTCTAATAGCTAATGTTTGTCCACTTTCGTAATCAACTGTTACTATGTATGGTAAAGCTAAACCAGATTCATCTTCACCTAAATCTAAATCTGCATGTATTTCTAATACTGTATGAATTTTATCTGCCATTGAAGCTGACATTCCTTCTAATTTTTGAATTGTTTGTTCTACTAAATCAGAAGAATTTTGACCGCCTTGATTTTGTGTTATAGATACATCTCTATAAAAACCTTCTACTTGTCGTCTTTTAATTTCATTTGTAGTAAGTTTCATAACTTGAGTATATCTTTCAGCAGTTTCTAAATCTGTATTTTCATATGAAATAACAAATTGATCTGCAGGTACAAATTTTGAACAAATTCTATCTAATGAATTATCAAAGTATATCTTTTTAAAAGCAGAGCCTGCAAGAGCTAAATAAAATAACATCTGATCTAATTCATTAAAATAATCTGTAATTTGATTTGTTACTTGATAATTCATAAAATCTTGAACACGTTGAGCTTGTTCTAATTTTTTATCTGATTGTTTTCCAACAATTTGAGTTTTTACAGGACCGCCTGCGGGAAACATTTCTGCAATGGCTCTAGCTTGAAATTGAGTTGCAGCCTCTGACATCAATGGATGATGAACACCAGAAGCTCCCGGGAATGGATCTTGTCTATCTTCTACAACCACTCCTAACATTTTTAAACCTTTAGAATATTGATCTTCCCATTCTTTTCTTGAAGCTTTATCATCTTCGTAAGATTTTATTAAAGATTTTCCTATTCCTAAAACTTCTTGTTGTGATAATTCTTCTGCTAAATTAGAATAATGATTTGATTCAAATGCTTCTTCTTCTTTTTCAGTTAATTCACCATCAACTTCTACTTTTACTTTTTTACCTTCATCATCAGTAAATTCTAATTTTTTTTTATCTAATTCTACTTCTAATGCCATTATGCCCTTCTAGTTTTTTTCTTTGTACCGTCTGGATTTCTATTTTTACTTTTTTTACCTTTTAAAATATCTCTATCTACTTTAGCTGCTTTACCACCAGTTAGTGCAGAATTAACTCTTGCCATTGCCCAAGCTTGTGGACTTACACCTTTTCTATGACCACTTGTTCTATATGCAGCCAATCCTCTATTATAAATTTTTCTAATTTTAGAAACAGAAACACCTGATTTTTTAGCTTTATTTCTAATTGCTGTTGCAGTGCTTGATCCTTTTGCTTTAGCCATACATCTCCTTAAATTTTTTATTATGTTTACTTTTCTTTTTTGAACCTATAAATTTTCCACCTTTTTTATCTCCAGGTAAAACTCCTGAACCTTTATTATCTTTATTCAATCTTTTTAATGCAGCTTTTCTTTTAGCTCTTAATGCACCAGATGTTCCAGCAAGATATTGTTTTTTTACTTTTTTCTTATTTGGTCTAGTCATAGTTTTCTTAAAAGAAGGTCTTGCAATCACTTAGGAAATCCCTTTCTCATATTTTTGTAAGCTTTTTTAGATATTGTTGATTTAGATTTTGGTCTACTTTTACCAGCTTTTTTTCTGGCGTTTATATTAGCATAAAGTCCTTTTTTCATAGTTTCATAATACCTCCTGGTTCATACCATACTTTCCTATAAAGAGATATAAAACAAAAAAGACAATTATTCTAGTATTAATTTTTTAATACTTTTACTACCGTCAATGTTACTTTCAAGTTCTGCCATTGATTTAATGCACTGGTATTGAATATTATTATTCTTATTTGATCTCATTGCAACCCTTTTACCTTTTAAACAGTCTGACATAGTTTCTTGTATTCTATGTTCTTTAATCTCTCCATTAACAATCATTAGTAAAGCTATAATTAATTCCATTAGTGTGCTCCGTTTTCTCTAACTTTATCTTTTAGCGCCTCAATATCAGCCAAAGCCTTATCTAGTTGCTCTCTTAAAAATTCAATATTTACTTTATTAGTCATATTCATTTCTTGAGTTTCTTCCATTTTCTCTACGGTTTTATAAAGATCCTCAATTAAAAAATGTTGTTCTTGATCTGTAGGTACTTGCTCAGACTTTTTAAGTAAGTCATTTTCAAACAATTCACGTGAGGTTTCTAAAGATACTAACCTAGCTGTAAGCTCTGTATATGCAAACACACCAGCTGCAACAAGCAAAATCAAACTAGCAACCGTTTTCATTGGCATTTGCACAGCTGCTGATTCCGATATATTTAATGGTTTATTTGACATTCTTTTTTTTCTGTCTTTTAGGTGTAAATAATTTTCCTATCAAATTACTTAATGCGTCTATACCAGCAAAAAATTTATAAACTATTTTATCTAACATTTCCATCTTCTTCTAGCTTGTCTTATTCTTGAGTTAGGATCATTTCTGGTTTTAGCAGAGCTTCTTTTCAATTGTCCTAATGATCTTGCACAATATGATTTTCTTCTTTTAGCTGCTTTACTTCCAGGTTTAACTTTACCAGTAACAGCCATAGATAATTTAGAACCTGGATTAGCTCGTCTGTAAGCTTTAATTCCTGCTCTAGTCATACCTGCACCTTTCTTAGTAGGTCGATAATATTTTTTTCTTCTAGGAATATCTCCTGTTCTTTTTCTAGGTCTTATTCTTGTTCTAGCCATTAATCTGCATACCCCGGATCATAAGGATCATTATAATTACCTGTTGAAGAATCATATCCACCAGTATATCCACCACTTCCATCTGGTTGGTTAAAACTTCCTCCACCCATAGCAATATCTCTATTTGTTGGTTGAATATTCATTGTACCTATTGGAAAAGTTTGTACATCGCCTTGTGTATCTTGCATAGTTTTATTTTGAATTGTATTTTCTGAATAATTAAGAGCTGCGCCTCCTAAAAAAGGAATTGCAAAAGGTACTAATGAACCTGTTGCAATAGTTGCTCCTATTCTAAATACATTTTGAACATTAGTAGGTATTCCTAATTTTTCTTCTACAAAAGAATCATATGCTTTAATATTATTACTAATAATTTTTCCAGCAGATTCAAAAGCACTTTCTGTAGGCTTTTCAAAATCAAATTCAAATATTTCATCTTCTTTTGAAACATCAAAAGTA